TTCCGGTAGGTGTAATATTAAAGATGGAGAAGATAAACATATGATTAATAAGACTCTCGTTAAAAATATGCCTCATGTTAAGTGGAAGGCAATTCCACCTGTAAAAGGACCCAACCCCCAAGGTCTCATAGATAAGGGTGTAATAAGTGATCAAGTTAAATTAAAAGACTTGCAAAACTTAGTAGACTCTATAAGTCCCTACTCTGCTAAAAAAGATATTGGGAAGATTCTCAAAAAATAATCAATCAAAGGAATATATGTTAGCATACATCAAACGATGTTATCTCTATTTGAATAATCTGCTTAATGCACATCAAGGATTGGTATTGTTTCTGATGTTGGTTGTGATTTATTTAGATTGTTCTTTTCGCCAGTAGTCTCGATCGCTACACCATCAATTAAAACTTTGTGATCATCTAGAATCTGTTTCATTCTGGATTCTAATTCTTTTTCACTTAATTGATCTAAATTACCAGATAGAATTAATTTTTGATCTACGTATAAGCCAGCGGCTTTACCACGTGCTACTTCTGCATTGGTAGCAGCGCTCCACGCTCCTTTAACTCTAGCTGCATCTCTTATTTTAGCTAGCTCTGTGATATGCCTTTCAAAATTAACACCATATTTTTCTTGGACTTCTGCTCTTAACTCTCCAATGTATTTAACTACTAAAGGTGAGTATTTAGGATTGCGTAATTCAGATGCAGCCTGTCTAGGTCTGCTTTTATAACCTGACTCAATAGCACATTCTGCAGGACTTTTGCGTCCTTCATTATACACAAGTAATTCTGCGAATTTGATTTGTCTTTCGGTTAATTTAGCTGGGACTCCCATGGGTTGACTTATACCGGACATTGTCGTACAAGTCAAATATGATAACTCCCCTGGTGAGATCCATTGGTCTCAAATTGAGGTTAATTATTTTGTTTGTAATACTTACATTTGCAAGTGGGTGTAGTGAATTTGCTATGCTTATGAGTGGATCAAGTTTGGCTGCAAGTCAAAATATGTATGTGAAAGTTTATAATGGTGTCGATGTATTAACTATTATGAAGACACAAAAGAGTATGAAACAACACATTTATGAAAAGGGGAAGAAATATATTATAGAGGGTGTGTACGATGAAACCAGAGTCAAAGCTTTGGCAATTATTGAAGCAAAAGACCTCCCAAATTTCATGGACAAGAATAGAATCCTGGACTAGCTTCGGAACTCCCGATTGCTTGGGATACAATGATTCTTGCGGTTTTTTCATGTGTGAACTTAAGATCATTAGGGGTCATAAAGTAAGCTTTTCACCCCATCAAAAACTATTTCATATCACTCGTCCTAATCGGAATTTTATATTAGTTCAACAAGCCGCGAACGGCTCTCGTTCGTCCGTAAAACTTTATGGCTCGTCCGCGATCCACGGTCTAATGGAAGACATCCGGGAAACGCCGGCCTTAGCCACCGATGATTGGACTCATATTCAAAGAATTTTTTTAGGCTTGCGCCCTAACTGAGCTTGTCGGCTCGCGCCCCGCTTGATCGCTTGCGGGCCCACCCTCCGCTTGAGCGCTTGGGAGCTTGAGAACTTCTTTTTCTTTTTTTATTTTTTTTTTAATGTTTTCCATAAATTACTCTCTTCACATCCCGGTCCCAGCAGCGCCTGCAGCTGCCGCAATGTCCGAGATCTAACTTCTTTTTTTGTTTTTTAGTAAAGTCTTTGAATGCTTCCAGGCTATGCACAGCGCCGCGCTTATCGGTCCTGAAGGCCGGGCAATGGGTTGTTTTATGGCTAGTCTCTACACCGGATGTATAAGGCCACCAGCTCACGCCGCGCGCCTGGTCATTCATATGATCGGAAAAAACTATTTTTAAATTTTTTGGAACTACTTCTGGATCTAAATATTTTAGAAATTGCGCCTCGCGAGTCGGCAGCCAGTGCTTCGTATCTGGTGTTGCTTTACAAATTTCAAATATATTTTTTAAATGTGTAGCGCTCTGAATATCTCCTGAATCATGCCAGCGGAATACCGGGCGCCCTTTAATAAGCGCAATCATACCTGAGACCCAGCGCGGGTCCTGGAGAGCTTTCAACCTACGGTTGAGTGCTGCTTTTACATTCGGGAATCTATACCGGCCACGATTATGTGCATAACAAAATTCACACGTTGAGCCTTTCCTGTCTCTAAGGATGGTCCCTATAATGCACGCGGTTGTCGGTATGTTAAACGCCGGTCCAGGCATCTTAGACGGCGCACTTAGGCCGCCGGTTATTTTATGAGCTTCTTTTTTTAACATCCTATAAATTCCTATACTAAGCTTGCGAGCTTGTCAACCTGCTTGAGCACTTGCGGCCCACCCGCCACCCTTCTTTAAAATTTAACCTTATTATTATTAGTATTGTCATCTATTTCATGATCACAATCTAAACAATGTATTAAATTATCGTCTTTTTCTTTATTCCACTCTTCACCAATATCATAATTAATTCTATACGTAATATTATTAGATTTACATTTAGAACATACATTTTGACCCTTATATTTAATCATTCTTTTCTCGTTTACCATTTTTTAAAATTTGCTTTATGACCGTGCTTGATCTCTTTAAGCTTGCCAGCCAGTACTTCTATTTCAGGTCCGAATTTTTTCCAGGCCTTAGCCATGATCCTGAGCTCACAGGCCAGCGTGATCAGCTGGCCTGCATTCGCTTTATTTATTTTTAAAGTAATTATTTTTTGTTTCATTATTGGTTAAAGTTTATATAATTTCTAAACATTATATTTTTAAAGTAGTCCTTATTATCTTTAGAGTACATATACATATAATCTTCAGGCTTATCTAAGCCTTTAGATTTTGCATTTTCAAATGCTTTTTGACTATCTTCAGCATTTTTAACTATTAGTTTATTATTCATTTTAGCCTTTTTATAAACAATCTTCGCAATATCTTCGATCAAACTTACTGCGGAAATCATTTCCTATTGTTGCATTACAGGAACGACAGAAAATAAATAAATCATTTTTTTTTGAATTATCTTTTTTCTTTTTTTTCTTTTTTATCTTTTCCATAATGAAATAGTATAATTTCCCATAGTGAATACAAGCTTAAAATAATTTAATTTTCGCGTAAAAAGTGATTGACACAACATATAGTATGCTTGTGACCTTGGGGCCCACCCACCCTTTAAAAAGCTTGTGACCTTTGGGCCCACCCACCACACAAAAAGGCAATTCAACCACAGGTTGTAAATTATAAAATTGACAATTAAATTTAATTAATTTAATATCCCATAAATAAAAGAAAGGATAACACAATGGCTAGAGTTAGAAATAATCAAGGGTATCGGAAAAAAACATTAGACGTTTTTATTAGACCATACCTTGAACAAGAGAACACGCAAGAAAGAGAAAGTTATTTACAAGAGAGGGAAAGTATAAAACCTCTCCAAGATAAAACTTGGAAACTTGCGAGTAATATTGTCGGTAGGTTTTACACACCTAAAGACGTTCAAATGGCTTATCATCTTCAAAATAAATTTCCAAATGTAAATACTATTGCAAAAGATAGTTGTTTTCATTTTGGTTATATGAATAAAGCCGATGGAAATGATAGTGATGATGATGGCGAGTATAGATCAGAAAATCGTCATCACGATACTGATGGCGAAGAAGATAAGTACATTACAAAACATTTTGATTTTCGATTAAATGGAAATATAAATGGTCAAGAAAGTGGTAGGCAAAATGATTTTGCTTATGCTTATTTTCGTGATGAGTTAAAAGGCAAAATTAATAAAGGGGAAAAATGTAATCCCGATATTAATATTGAACAAAAATGGGGTGGGGGTAGTGGCGAAGAAAATGCGTCAAATCCTCATTGGACACAATGCGACCATGCAAATGAGAGGGAACTTGGTTTGAGTGGTGGCAAGGATAATCAAACTTCTTATGCACGTGAGTGGAATAATGATTATCAACTTGATTTGATTGGGCGAGAATATTGTCGAGATAGACAACTTAATTGCGATCAAAAAGAGTTTGCAATTTTGATGAATTGGCAAGTGGCTAAATCAAAACTTATCCAATGTCATACTAAATGGGTTGAAAGTATTTTAGAACAATGCAAAGTTTTAAAAGCGGGTTTGAGAGATCATGTCTATTTAGAACAATCAATCGACATGGCTAAGAAAATGGGTTTGACAATATCTGAAACCGATATCCTTGCGACTACATCTAAAGGCATTGTAGTTTCAAATGCAGATATAATAAATCATTTAGCTAGTCTTAAAAACAAAACCAAGACAAGAGATCAAAAAATCTTGGCACGTCAAATATACGATCAACAACAAGCGAAATAACTATCCTAAAGAGGTGTTGCATAAATGCAACACCTCTTTTTTTCTTCTTTTTAACTCTTGTAAGTTATGGGAATTTCAATTAGATTAATAATTAGAAAGGATAATTATGAAAACAAATGAGATACTACAATTCGTTCAAGACAACGACACTTTCTTAATTACTTATTATGCTAAAAAACATAAAAAGATACT